ATTGATGCTTTTCTTACCTTAGTATTGGCACATGGCGACCCTGGGCTTGCGTATAGAGAATCTTTTGGTTCATTTAATGAGACTGGTTCCATTAAGGCAGCGAATCGTTTACTTGGACATGCTTATATTGCTAAAAAATTGGAGAGAAAATTGAAAGATAAAATCAAGGCAATACTTAAAGAACGAGGATTAGAGATAGACCCTGAATCTTTTGTGATTGGGAAGCGACTTGATTTGCTTGAAAAGGCGATAAGCACCCCTGAGGGAAAAGGGCTTGCGACTGCGACGAAACTGCTTGAGGGGTTAGAGGACATGTTGAAGATTGAGAAGGGTTCCCCCAAGACCACTAAAAAGATTGTTAGAAAGTTGACCGCGGAGAGTACCCCAGGTCCGAACAAAGAGAAGTTGCTTGGCACCGCGACTGAAACCACCGAGATTACAACTGAAACCAATGAGGAAATAGATGAATAAGCTCACCCTTCAGACTGTGAAATATACGAAGTATGGAACTTTTGGTGTATTTATTTTGGACAACGGAATTCCTGCGCTAGTTACTGTTGAGCGTGAGTGGAAGGATAATCGGCCATATATTAAGGGTAAGCAATCTGGATCCTGCATACCTGCGGGTTGGTATGATGTTGAATTCTACATTCATCCGACTTGGGGTAAGACTTGGGTGGTTAAAGATGTGCCGAATAGAAGTGATATTATGATTCATCCTGCGAATTACATGAAACAGCTTCAGGGCTGTGTAGCACCTGGGATGAACTATGGTATAGTGAAAGGTCATTATGGAGTACATAGCTCCCGAGTTGGTATTGAGCTACTTCATGACCATTATGGCGAAGAACCGTTTTCATTAGAGGTGATTAGATGACAGATTTTAAAGATTCAGAGTTTCCGCTTTACAAATGCCACAAGATGGTAAAGGCTGCCCTTATACTTGGTTTATGCAAGGATGAGGATGATGGTGCCTATGACTTAACCTTATTCAATGTTTCGATTGGTTTTCCATCTGTATTGCGAATCCCTGCCAATTGGGTTGAGCGTTTCAAGCCTGAGGTTGGCGGTTATTATGTGATGTATAAAGATGGGTACACTTCATTCAGCCCGAAAAAAGAGTTTGAGGATGGGTACAACATCATGGGGCTTATGGAGTTTGACCAGTCAGATGTTGAGCAGTTACAGGAGGAAGCCGCAAAACAGTTTATCAAGGGTCAAATGCCAGTTGAGGAATATCTTGATATTGCCATTCCTGCTGACCCCTGGAAGCTCCGTTCAAAAGGCATGTCATGTGCTACCTGTATGTGGTCAGTAATGAAAGAAGCCATCGACCCCAATAGAACGCCACTTGGTCGTTGTCGAAAAAACGCTCCCACAATGGATGGTTACCCTGCTATATTCGAGGATGATTGGTGTGGTGAGCATAAATTGGATGAGAACAAGATATGAAAATCCCTAATTCAAGGTCGCAAATGATAGCCGATTTGAAGCTTATCAAATGCGACCTACTGGCTGACTTGGAATTAGTTGATCACATGCTTGGGTTTCATGGTGATGAGCCTAAGCCTGCTGATTTCAGGCAACATGAACGAAATGTCAGCATGATTAAAGCTCAGACTATTGCCATGATTATGAGTTCTGCTGACACCGCGAAGCGGTACAGGGCTCACATGGATGCTTTTGCAAAGTCTGGTGGTCTTGAAGCGATCAAATCTCACCCTGATTATCTTGCAAAAATGTCAGGTGTTGGGAACGCATAGTTGACAAAATTAGTTGAAGCGGAAGTAGCTGGCCTTTACGAAGAAGTTGAAGTAGAGGTTGATGAATTCGGGTTTACTCCCGAAGAAAAGCAACAAGCGAAAGATAATATGGGGTTAAATCTCCAACTCATGGCTGAGACGATTGCAGGGCTAGCCATGACACATTTATCGCCACCGTTTCACGCTGAAATATATAAAGCGTGGCTTGAAGCCCTCACGCCCAAAGGAAGAAAGAAAATCCTCACAGTAGCCCCTCGCTACCATGCCAAGAGTACGGTAGCAGGGCTATTTTTGGTTTTACACCACATCTTTTATAGAAAAGGTCCGAAAGTTGTGGTCATTGTTTCAAGGACTGCATCCCACTCCGTTCGCGTGCTTAATACTGTAAAAGAGGCACTAGATGGTGAGGGTAGTGAAACCCTGAAATACTTCTACGGTGACCACGGCCCACATACTGCGATTAAATGGACTGAATCTGAAGTTCAGCTTTCCGATGGAACTTTAATTGTTGCCCTGGGTACTGGTCAGCAAATTCGCGGTATCAAACACGGTTACCAAAGACCCACATTCATTCTACTTGATGACCCTGAGGATGAGGAAAACACCAAAACAATCGATTCCATGAATCAGAATTTTGAATGGGTGGTTGGTGCTGCTATCCCTGCCCTTGCCGTTGATGGGATTATGGTTGTGATTGGTACGGTATTGCATCAATATTGCATTGTCCGAAGGTTGAAAAAGGCTGAAAAACAATGGACTGTGTTGTGGTATCAGGCGATTGTTGATGAAGCGAAGAAATTGACATTATGGCCTGATTTATGGCCGTATGAAGCCATTATGGATAAAAAGAATGAAGCTCGCGCACTTGGCAAGCTTTCTACTTGGTATCGAGAATGGATGAATATGATTGTTGCCCCAGAGCATCAACCTTTCCAAGAACATATGTGGAAAACCCGTTGGGGCGGTGAAGTCAAGAACTATAAAGACGAGCGATATGCTGAAATCAGAGTTGAGCAAGATGGGAGTTGGTGGTGGATTCCTGTTTTTCTTTACATGGGTATAGATCCTGCGCGTTCAAAAGAGGAAACTGCTGATTTCTCAGCTATTCGTATCATCGGTAAGGATGCTGAAGATCATGTTTGGTCGATTTACACATGGAAAGCTCGCGTTTATCCCATGGAACTTGCCGCTAAAATCATGGAAGTGAGCAAGGAATATGCTATTCGTGGTATCAATATCGAGACAGTTGGCTATCAAGAAATGCTCAGAGACTACTTGAAGCATCAGAAACTATGGTTGCCAGGTATTGAGCGTAAAAATCAGCCAAGAACGGCTAAAAATGACCGACTTCTTGGGAATCAACCAAGATATTCTCAGGGTGGAGTCACTTTGCGTGAGAATGGTGATGAGCCTTTGATTGATGAAATGGTTGTATTTGACCCATCGAAAAAGAACAATATTGACGACTGTATGGATGCTGACTGGTATGCTTTGAAGGATGCCCATAAATGTCCATATCCCAAGCGTTTGACATCGATTCCTCGCCCAGAGAAGCAAGGCGTTCGCAAAAAGCGTAAAATCAGAATTGGTGGTTGGCAAGCGTGACAAACTTTGACAAAAAC